ACTGCTTCTTCAAGTGAACGAGTAGCCACACGCACATCTGTATCATCATACGCAGGAATTGATACTAATGAGATTTCAAACAATGAACCAATCTTATTAATAGTACGCATCATAATGTCATTACGTTTAGCCCACTCGTCTTGTTCAACAGTGAAACCAAATGAGCACTGGTTTAAATCGCCACGTGTTACCAACTCCATTGCGTCACGTCCAACTGATGTGTTTGGTAGAATACAACGGAAATACAATCCTGTTTCGTCAACGTTTAGTTTCAACGTTCCGCTTGAAGTACGTCCTAGCAATTTACTTGAGTCATGATCTAGGAAACAACGTACGTCTGACAAGTCAACACCCTCTAAAGCTTCTGGTGTAATTGTTTCAATGAATCCACCAAGATTGCGTGATTCAGTATTAAATTTAAGAGCGTAACCCTCTACTATGTTTTCTTCCGTTTTTTCTACTGTGTTTAGTGCTCTAATTTCTAAGTTCGTTTTCATTACTACCCACTTCCTTTTCTCCATTAGTTTCTGTATTTGAGCTTGTTGCTGTTTGTCCTAGTAACACATCTCCGCCTGGTATATCCTCAATACCAAGATATCTACGCGCATCATTTACCGTTAGTGCTTGTGCAAATTCAGATTTCACCTTACCTTCTGCAATACGTCGCATTCTATCTTCATGCGTATCTTGCATTAATTTAGTTAAATCAAGTTCTACATTGATATCTAACTTCATATTGATTTCGTCACATATTGAGGCTTCATACATTGCAATTGTACTAGCAATATAAATATCATTCTGACCTGTATCTGATGAGTTCACTAGTTCTTGTCCAAATCTGTTAACTGGAATACCTAAGACTTTAGCAATTTGTTGTGTACTAAATTTGTTAGCTTGAATTAGTTTTAATACCTCAGTGTTGATAGCTGTTGGTTCGTACTCTTGAGTTTCATCTAAAACCATTGTTCCACCTGATCCATTAGCTTTTTCAAAGTCATCTTTGATTTGTTTCTTAGCTGCATTATTCACTGCGCCATTTTTAAGTTTCAATACTCCACCAGAGAACACACCTTTTGCAAAGAAGTCATTCAATACTTTCAAACCATTGCTTTGTAGCTCAACTTCTTCTTTCAGTGCTAACAGTGGTGAACGACCTAACCACCCATCAATCGTTGACAATCTAAAATGTAAGATGTCACGTGGTTTACACTGATACATTATTGAACCATAAGGCATAGTAACGTCATAACGATATTCTCCTGTCACCATGTCTTGAATTACATTTACGCATTCTGTTTCAACAAACTCTAATTCACGTAAGCTACCGTCTTTTTCTCTATGGATAAGTACATACGCGTTACCTGTTAAAATTAAATTTGTAACTACAGCATACATCATCATATAATGTGATTGGTTTTGCATAGGAATCTTATTCAGAATATAAAGTACACGTTCATCTACAACAGTATCTTTAACAGCTCTGAATGGACTCTGTGCAATATCTCCTGCAAGAATGTTGACTCCTGTAAACACATCTGAATTTTCTAAAGCTTTCTTACCTGTATAATTTGTACCATAGATTGTGTTACCACTGATATACTCAATAAACTCACGTTCACTAACTGTACGCCCTTCATTTCCTACAAATAGCCCCATTAATTTCCACCGCCTTTGCTTGCTTCAATGTATAAAACTACAGCTGGAATGAAAAATAGTACTCCTACTACTAAGAAACCAACTGATGGACTAACTAAAAATGCTGAAACGCCAAAAGCAATGGCACTTAACACATAGAAAACTGCTACAATAATCGCAATAATACTCATTTTACACTCTCCTTATAGTATTTATATTATTATTTTAACACATTATACGCAAAAAAAGTGGGCTTCAACCCACTTAATTTAGAACCCAAATCCGAAATCTCCACTATCTATTAAATCTTGCATGCTTAAAGCGTCAAAATCATGGTATTGTGCGTCAGTCATACAGTTAATTATAGCGTCAATTGCATCAATTTTGTTACGATTTATAGATTTATCTATAGCATATGCGTCGTTATACTCTCTTAACTGAGCATTATAGGCTGCTCTTGTTAGTAAAGGATTGTTTGCTTGCATGATTTCTTTACGTAAAATCAAATCACGTAGGTTTTTAGTTGGTGCTGATAGGTAATTGATTCGTTGAGGCACCTCAATTAGTTTATTTGGATAAACTTTGGATAGTTCAGCTATCGCTCTGTTAGCTAATGCTGGATCATAATAGATACCTATTAACTCTAACTCGTTAAAACTGACAAAGTCTTCTACCCATTGTGTCATTTGTTCTACTTCTATGATACCCTCAGGGTGCTCTGATAGGTGAATTAAGCCCATCTCTTCATATTGTCTATAAGGTATCTTATCTTGTTGTGTCTTGTACTGTATGCCTCCTACAGTGCTTACAAATCCATGTGAGTCCATTAGTAGCTTCTTCTCTTCGTCAATTGGAATAACCCAAGATACCGCAGTCATATCTGAGGTTCTAGCAATATCTAAACCAATATATACTTTACGTCCTTTGATATCATATTGTTGTGGTGCTTTTATTGCGTCCCACTCTTCTTTACTTACAAAACTGTCTTTAGATGATTGTACCCAGAAGTTCATTTCTTTCGTTAGCCAGCCAGATAAATCCATTTTACCTTTGTACTCATCTAAAGAGTTGTTTTTGTGTTCCATCATTGAGTCCCATGCCTCTGGAATTTCAAATAATGGATTAGATTTAATCCAGTTAGTAGGATCATCTACCTCAGCAAGTGAGTCCATTTCCCAACAAAGAGCCAAGTAAGCGTCACCTTTAACTTCTTCATTCAATAACTTAGTCACAAATGGATATTCCTCTGTGTGCATTGGTCCATTTAAATTTTTAGTAGTGGTTGAAATAATCATGATTAAGCCTTCTAGCTGTTGTGACTGTGAAGATTCTAATACTTGAATGATGTCAGATGTTTTAGCTTCTCCATACTCATCTAGTATACCACACAACACATCTAGTCCATCCAATGTTTCTGCGTCGCTTGATAGCTGCTTCATAGTTGAAAAGTCTGATAGTTCTACCCCATCACGTTTTGTGATTTTACTTCGTTTCTTAATCTCTGGTGATACATTGCGCAGTGCATATAGATATTTTACTAGCATTCCATATACAATACCTGCTTGATCTTTTGTGTTTGCTGCTGCCACTACCTGTCTAGAAGCTTTTGGATTTTTACCAAATAGTAATTCATATAATGCGATTCCTGCTACTAGAATAGATTTACCATTTTTACGTGCTAATGAAATATATGCTTTTCTAAAACGTCTGGTATTGTCTTTCTTTTTTCTCCATCCATAGATCAAACCAACGATGAATTTCTGAAACGTTGCTAACTTCATTGGCTGACGTGACTTGGGGTCTGGTAGCATTTCAATAAATTTAACTACTGGCACAGCTTCTTCTGGTCTATAGATATATGGATACGACTTATCTTTCGATTTTTCAACATCTTTCTGATGTCTCTCAATGGCTTGTCTAATCTTTTTCCCAACTTTGATTTCAACCTTGATAGGTTTATAATAGTCTTCTTCCACTATATATTTTCTACCTTCAATCCAACCTGTTTCAATGAGATTGATATATTCAGCTACAAAATCCGTCATGTATGTATTCCTCCTTTTATACTATTCTACTATATTATAGCATAAAAAAGACTCACTAGTTAGCTAGACTAGTGAGATTTTAGTATCTGCAGGTTTCCACGCCCTCAGTTATGTGGCTAACTGCTGTGTCGTGCTTGTCGTCAAAGAGGGTCATACTATCACGCATACGCCAGATACTATGGCGTTCGGTCGTTTACGTGCGCCGTACACTGAACCTTTTTTAAAGTGGTGGCGTTCCACTATCTACCGCTGACGGTTAAGGTTTCCAACTCCGTCACAGTGCAGATTTATGAGCAATTTTCTCCACACGTTTTGGCATAGTCTCGCTTGCGGTGTTACGATATTTGCCCACCTACTATGTATGTCCTACAACACGCATGCTGTAGGATAAGCGCAATCCGTAGAAATACGCCCCAATTGTAAATATATTATACCACAAAATCCGACTTTTGTGGTATTGGTGTATCTAATGTTTACCAAATCATTTGCTATAAATAGTATACCACAAACTTTTCGTTTTGTGTAAATTATCCCTCAAACAATGTTGCGAATGGATCAATTACTTCCTTTTCTTTCTCTGCTGGAAGAATAATCTTCATTCTTGAATTGATTGTTAGTCCTAAGTCGTTGCTTGCCGTTTTGAGCTCTTTTGAATAGGAGTTAACAACATCAACCAATGGGTTCTTTTTACCATCTGGAGTGATTGCGCCTTCCATATCTAAACGTTCCACAGCCTCTGCGTATAAATATGTGTAATTACAATAGCGTATCATAGTATTCATATCTAGCTCGCTGATTGGTAAGTCGCCAATAAATGCGCCAATTCGTTGCCATTCATTGAATGCGCCTTTTAATAGTCCAGGTGGGAAGTAACTAAAGTCTAGCTTCTCATAGTTATACAGCACTTCTTCTTCTTTTTCTTTTTCTTCTCGTTCTTCTGTTGTTAAGTGTTTATTAGTTGCATTTAATAGTTTGCGTGGGCGCATAGATTACACCTCCTTGTATTTGAATATGTAGCCTTTTGTTTGTTTATAATTTCCGAGTAGTACTTGCTGTATGCCAGACGGGTTTATTTTTAATCTCCTACCACATTCATTAATGCTGCTATATTCATTATACTCACCGTTTGCAATATCTATAGCAATAATACTGATACTAGGTTGAGTTTTGCGTTGTGTCATTGCTCGTCTATATAATGATGTGCCATGATTATTATTTTCCTTAGCTGTAACCCACTCTAAATTATCAACTCTATTATTTATTTTATTCTCGTCAATGTGGTTCACTTGTGATTTGTTGTCAGAGTTTGGCATAAATGCTTCTGCTACTAGACGGTGTATAGGTCTTTTGCGTTTTACACCTCTATTTGATAAATGGACTCTTACGTAGCCATCTTTAGTGGGTATGGGTTTAAGTATTCTTTCAACTCTTGCGTTTCCTCTACTATCATATCTAGGTAAGCTCTTAACTCTTCCAAAACTACTAACCTGATACAACCCTTCATATCCTTTAACGTCTTTCCAAATCTCTTCCATAAATAAAACCTCCTCTTCCATACTATTATAATAGCACAAAGAAAGGAGGTTGTCAACTATTTTTGTTCGTCCTTCATTTCGATAATCTCATAGTGGCGATTACGACCGCCTAGCTTTGTGCGAACGTCCTTAAAATAGCCAAGCTTCTTACCGTAGAACTTATCTGCTGCGAACTGTGACGGAAACTTTCGAGATTGTCCGGTAGTTAAATCTTTAACGATAATTTCTTTCGGAGCTGGCATTGTTCTACCTCCCTTACTTTAGTTTTTAGTTATACGAAAAAATCCCTTATAGCTATATTATATCATATAAAAAGAATCTTGTGTAAAGAAACCACCTTCAATCATGTTTATAGGGGGAATAATCATTAAAGTGAAAATAACACTACATATAGTGGTAAGCCTTGATTTTCAACACAAGAAACCAGTTTTTAATGACGTTTTACGAGGGAAAAGGACGTTTTTGAAAGTTGGTTTTGGGAAATTCGTGCGAAGAAGAGTCCTCAGCGATCCTGCTGCCTGAAAAAGGTAGGGGGGGGTAAAATATTTTTGAGGTCTGGTCAAAAATATTTTCAGAATCTGCGCTGATAAAATCAGTTACCTCTGTTTTTCCAACTGTATCTGTGTTCTTCTTTGTTATGACATTCATAACAGATTGCCTCTAAGTTGTCTAAATCTAATCGTTTTTCCCATCCATTTGGACTTCTTAACTCAATAATATGATGTATCATGTCTGCCTTGGTCATACGTCCTTCCCTAGAGCATACCTCACATAGTGGTTGCTGCATTAGCTTAGTCTTACGTGTCTTAGTCCATTGTGTACTGTGATAGAAGTCGTCATACTTCTTATTGAATGAGTTAGTCCTAACATGTTTATTGTACTGCTTATCACTGTGACCGTTGTGTTCCGCGCAGTATGTCTGCGGTAAGTCAACCCTATTGCGGCACATGGCTTGCGCACATATCCTTTGTGGCATTTACATTCACTCCTTTATATAATAAAAGACTACTATTATTTAGTAGTCTTCTTTGTGTTCATAGTCTTGTTAGCTTTGTTTAATAAGTCTAAGTGCGTTGTGTCTTTCAAGACTTTGACTGACTCAGGTTCTTGAACTGTCATTGATTCAGATAGCTTTGCTGGTTGATGTTTAGCACAATATTGTGCTGGTAGCTTAACTGTTTCATTACATCCTTGTTGATTGCAATACATATATGGCAAATGAAACACCTCCTTTCATTATTAAATACTCACTAGAAGTTATAGTGTTGTTTCTTGCGTACTATCATACCATTATCCCGTACTATCTTAATCGCTTCTTCAAGTGTTGGCTCTTTATTCGTTTTAGATGCTTCTAACTTACGATACTCTTTCAATAAATCTGTTTTGTTTAGTGCTAACAACTGTTTGTCTGTCTTCACTTGATAATACCTCCTAATAACCAGCTCCATACGATAACCAGTTGGGCAATTGCAAAGCCCCAATCACCTTGCTGGAATAATTGATATGGTAACTTCATACCTAAATAGACAGCAATGTAACCTAAACCAATGATAATAAAAATATTCAATAAAATTGATAGAATAGTAACCACTGTTTCTTTCATCATATCTCCTCCCTTTGTTTCTATTATATCATAGATAAGGGATACTGTGTTAGCTAGGTAAACCAGTTATGTACACAAAATTGGTACGTTGTACATAAAGCGTACACAAAATGTACCATTTTGGAAATCGCTGTGTCCTTACTCTCGCAAGGGATAGAGCGATTTGTACACAATGTACACAAAATATATAAACTTTTTCTATAAAAATATATTGGTATATACCACTGTAGATTATGCTACTGGTTACGTAGAAATATTTTTTAAAATTATTTTTGCGATTTTTTGCCTATATAACGGTACATTTTTGAAACATACACATCAAAGCATTGGTTTATAGCTATTTCTAGCGTACACAAATAACAAAACAAACGTGTACATTTTGTGTACAGTGTACCATTTTTTGTGTACACGTACCAATTTTACTCTTTTCCATTGACAACTGGTTTCTTTCTATGCTACACTTAACTCATAAATAAAAGGAGGAATCAAACTAATTATAAAAGTACCCTTGCCAGAACCTGATTAAGTGTGCTATACTTAATTCATAAGTTAAGAGGAGGAAATAAAATGAAAGATCTAACAGTGATAAACAATGAAATCAGAGAATCACGTGAACAAGATGATATTCGCTTCAAAGAAGAATTGAAAAATAAAGGTATGTTGTCAGTAGCGTTCAACAAAACAAATGAGAGCCTCATGCCTGCGATTATTAAAAATGGAGAAAAATATCAAGTCAACCAAACCTTATTCTCACACAATTTCTTGAACATGTTTTCATTATACGCACACCCAAGCTTAGGAGGTCAATGGCTATATGATGAAGACACTGGTTTGTGGAATGATTTAGACTTGCCAAAAGATGAATATGCACGTGGGATATACCAACAACTAATCAAACCATTGTTTTATGATGCTTTGATTCAATTAGATATAGACGGACAACTGGCTAAGAACTTACAGAAGGCAGCTGCTGAAATTGCTGACACAACAAAGGC